ACCTTACGAGTAAGGTTTTCCACATGGCTTAATAAGCCTTTTTGCTGGTCGGTCATGTCCTCGACATTATATTCAACGTCATTGACTGTGATGGGGGTCTTTTCATTTTTACCCATGCTAGCCTCCTGTGGTTTAAGTGTTAGCTGCAATAGCTGCATTGGCAGCAGTCATGTCTTCCGTTGTCCAGAAGTCTTTAGCCACCATTAGCTGTAGATGCTCTACGTTGCGTGACACAGTGTCAGCCCAATCAGCATTGTCCATGTCGGCTGGTTGCCCAGCGTTCAATAGATCAACAGAGTGACCCATTGCTGTGTAGTGTTGTGCGATTTCTTCCGCAGTTGGTGTATCAGTCATGTCTTTCTCCTTTTCTGACTGGTTACGGTTAAGAGTTTTCTAGGGCAGTGATCCGTGCCTCTAGTTCTTTGATTGTAGAGTTGGCTTCCTGTAACGCCTTTAAAAGCATATAAGGTAAAACTGAACTCTTGATGACCTTTGTGTCAGTCAATCCATTTAGTTCGACATCAGTTGTGCTAATTAGATTTGGGAATACTTGCTCAACTTCTTGCGCAATAAGACCAAGCTCTTTGGGTGTTTCATCAGCATCGTTGTGCCAATTGTACTTTACGACCCGCAGGCTTGATAAATCCTCAAGATAGCCATCTCTTGTGGTCTCTATGTTCTTCTTGAGGCGCTCGTCTGATGAGAAAGATGAAGTGCCATTTCCGTACAACTGGAAAACACCAACATTCTGTGTTACAGATCTCAAATGAGCGCAGTTTGTATTGTTGGATTGTGATTCAAGGCTGGAACCCATAGCGTAAACGCTTGATCCATTGCTGCTAGTATTATTTGCAGTAAAAGCTGTCCCTACATCCGTTCTTTTTACATATAACCTTGCGCTGCTAGACGCATTAATCCCAATACCTGCCCAGCCTCCGCTGGCAAAATTCATGTAAGGATTACCATCCCCATCCGACAGCACGATGTTGTTGCTTGAGGTGCGGATGTCTAGGCCGCCAGAGTTGCCGTTGTATCGTCCAAGGATGGTGTTCTTAGTGCCTGTAGTCATTGAGTAGCCACTATCATTTCCAACAAATGTGTTAAGATTACCTGTGGTTGTTGAAAAACCAGCCCGATACCCTAAAAAAGCATTGTTGGAAGCAGTAGTATTACTATACCCAGCCTGAAACCCAACAGCAGTGTTGTTACTTGCGGTGGTGTTGGAGGATAGAGCAGATGAACCAAGTGCCGTGTTGTAACTACCTGAAGAATTTGATGCTAAAGCACTGAAACCTTGGGCCGTGTTGTAAGCCCCAGTTGATGTTGCACCCGCCGCATTGTACCCCATCGCTGTGTTACCATCAGCCGTACTTGATTTAAGTGCAAAATACCCCGTGGCAGTTAAATAAGCACCCGTCTGGTTACTATACCCAGCCTGATAACCAACAGCGGTGTTGTTACTTGCGGTAGTGTTGGCGACTAATGCGTCTTTACCAAACACTGTATTATTTGCGCCTGTCGTGTTGCTGGCCATTGCAGAATAACCAGCGGCTGTATTGCTAGAGCCAGTTGTTGTGGCATATCCTGCGCTATCACTTAGGAATGAGTTGAAGTTACCTGTAGTATTACTATACCCCGCTTGATTGCCAAAGAAAGACAAACGAATACCAGTAGTATTACTATACCCTGCATGATAACCAACAGCAGTGTTATTGCTGGCGGTGGTGTTTAGTCTAAGTGCCTCATACCCTAAAGCCGTGTTATTAGACGCTGTGTTATCCTCTAAGGACTGGTTTCCTACAGCAACATTGAAGGCACCTGTCGTATTAGTATGCAAAGCATTACGACCAACAGCAGTGTTATGATTGCCTGTTGTAATATTAAACCCAGCCTCATGCCCCACAGCAGTGGTAAAGTTAGCAGCAGTCGCATCAAGCAACGCCTGATAACCTAATGCTGTATTTTGTCCACCAGATGTATTTGCATAAGAAGCCTTATACCCAACTGCCGTATTTCCTCCAGCTGTAGATGTGCTGTACTGAGCCTGATACCCAACAGCCGTGTTGTTACTTGCGGTGGTGTTGGATTCAAGTGCAGAGCTACCTATAGCTGTATTTGCAGCACCCGATGTATTCGCAAACAAAGAAGCCCTACCTACCGCTGTGTTGTTATTACCTGTAGATAGATTTTGAAAACTCTCGTCACCCAACGATACGTTATTACTGCCAACAGGATAATTCCCAGACAGCTTGATCGTGCCGCCATCGACTGACACGTTGCCAGCTACAGTCAGCCCATCGCTGGTCAAAGTACCCGTGATGTCTACGCCTGTTGATGTTGTAATAAATTTTTGAACACCTGCATAATAAAGAGTTACCCCACCCCCATTGTCTCCATTAAGATAGGAGTTACTTGCATCTGCATTTTTTAAGCGTAAGTTATTACCTAGTATTTCAATATTACCTTGACCAACATCTGCAATAATGCTGTTAACACTATTGTGGTAAATCTGTAGGTCAGACCCTGCGCCGAAGATGGCTTTGTCGTTATCGCCAAAGGTAATATCTGCGGATGTACTAGCGCCAGCTAAAGATGTAGTTCCACTGACAGTCAAACCAGTCAGAGTGCCAAGGCTTGTTACATTGCCCTGCGCGGCGGTGCCAAGCGTTCCAACCAAGCTTGTGTTGGCCGTAATCGTTGTGCCTGTGATTGCCCCGGCAGAAGCGCCGCCAATCGTTACGCCGTCAATGGTGCCACCGTTTATATCAGCAGAGGTTAGCTGTGGGCTTGTCAAAGCCTGTGTGCCAGCGTCCATATCCTTGAGGTGCGCCATAAGCTCACGAATGGCATTGTTTACGTTTGACGGGGCCATACCCTCAGCAATGTTAATGCTGTCTATGTCAGTGTTGTTGGCCGCTGTTGCGTCATACTGACTGATCTTTGTCTTAGCCATTAGTTAAGTTCCTCTTCTCTTGCTTGATCTGCGCCAACCAAGCGCAACAGGGTTGCGGCCTCTGAGCCTATCGCACTGCCATCTTGGGCAAGGCGTCTAAGTTTTGTGAAGTTTCCAGCAGCAGCAGCATTTACTGCTTTTAGGAATGGCGTACTTGTCATTGCCGCCGCTGAGATAAATGTTCCACCAGCTATAGCCGCAGTTTGCGCCAAGCCTAGCGTTGGTGCGCCTACCACAAAGGCCAGCAGTGAGTTAGTTGCAGCGCTTCCCGTGGACACAGGCTTTTCCTTATAGCGCTGGGCTACAGTCGCCAAATTGTCTAGCTCTCGCCGGGCTGATTGCGGAATGTTCCCGCTGGTCAGCACAGTTCTTGCGCCCTTGTCCATCTTGTTCCAGTTGGTCAAAAACGTGGCTGGTGAAAACTCAGCAAAATCGGAGCCATCTGGCGCACCTCGTTGAGCAGCCCTAGCCTCGCCCAATTTGCGCAAAATGGTGGCCGATACAGTTGACCATTCTTCCTTTGGCAAGCTTTTCTTAATTTGGTTGAGCTGCGCAGTGCTGCCTCGTGGGCTATCAGCAGTCGTTAGCGCAAGTATGTTTTGGTAAGCTTTTTCTGGTGTGTCTGCTTTGGTGATTTTCTTTAAAGCACCGTCAATGCGCTTCATGCCAGCAGCGTAAAACTTGTTAGCCCTTTCAAACGAGCGCAACGCATCTTCGCCAGTTGCCGTGGCGACTGCTCTCATGTCTTCGCTCAGCGATCCGTAAAGGCGCTTTAGCTCAGCTTGTGGTAGGCTGGACATAGGCCCGTTTATCTTACCCATGCTTGCGCCAATACTAGAGCGTAAGTCCTTTAGTACATCATAGGGCAATGCGTTTAGCGCACCGTTTACCTCAAGGTCTTTGAGCAATCTGGTAAACTTTGGCCTATTTAGAAAAGTGCCGATATTTGGGTATTTGCTAGAATATGATGTAAGGTCTTCCAAAACGGCGATTGTCTTTGGAGCTGTTACAAATGTGTTAGGCCCAATTTTGCGATCAACAGCGCCATAAAGTTCACCCGCCTTGTCCTCAAAGGTTCTAACAAAAGCCTCAGTTCCAGACTGTGCCGCCTCGCCTGCGCCTGTGTTTGTGGTGGACACGCCAACCCTATCAACAGCACGATCAAGCGCAGCTTCCATCTGGCCTTCTGCCCTTTGCGTAGCGTTTCTGATTGCGCCTGTGGAAAACGGAACTTTATCAAGCCCAGCCTCAATCATGCCCAAGCCCGGCCCCTGCATACCCAAAGTAGGCGTCACGCCTATGTTTTGCGCTGCCTGTGCTGCCGCTTGCTTTGCAGGAAGCTCGGCACCCTGCCTTGCAATTCGACTTACAGCAGAAGGAACGCCAGCAAGCTCTGGTACAGCGACCTCGCCAAGCATCATAATGTCACGCGCACGGCGGCGCTCTTGCGTTCGGTCACTACCAATTATGTCGCCAAGCAAACCAGCAGTACCGCCATAAGCTGCACCCAAAGCTGATAAGCCTGTCATGCCAGCATCGCCAACCCTTTGCAGGGGTGTGCGATCTGCCGCCATCATACGGCTTGCATATGCCCGCATAGCTTCCCGGCCCGGCGCTGAAAACTCAGCAGCAGTATCACCAAAGCGATTGGGCCTGGTTGGGCTAGGCGTTGTGTCATTATCCGGGCTGGGCAGCATGTTTTGCTGGGCGTATAACCGATTGTAAAGCTGCCGTGCTGCCTCGCGCTCTTTCGCTGCGTTTAGTGCCGCTTCTAGCTCTGCCTGAGTTGCCATTACTTAAACTCCTCAAGCTTTTTGATCAGCAAGCCGCGTTGCTGATTGGTAAGGTTATCTTGTACAGATAGATTAATAATGTCAGTCACCGAAGTTGCTTTCTCTACCTGCGCCGCAAAGTTATTATTCAAACCCGGCCCTGACTCTAGCTGTACGCCTGTGTCTTGTTGCTGAGCAGGCAATGAACCTTGGGGCTGTGTGCTTGCCGCCCAATCCTTTGTGATTTTCCGCAAAGCGGAATCTTCTGGCAAAACATCTTGCTGAAGCTGCGCAAACTGTTTGGCAAACTCTGGGTCAACTTGAATGCGCAGCAGTGGTGGCAAACCTTTACGCAAGCCATCAACTGCCAAACGCCGAGCATCGCGCTTACGCTCTATAACCTCTTGGGTATCGCCCGGCCTTGGGAAGTACATCTGGGTGTAAAGCTGGGTTTCCCATGCTTGGATAGCCGCACCCGTGTCTTTGCGGATAAGCGGGGTTAAAAACTGCTGACTTAAAGTTTGTGCTATTTGAAAATCAGGGTTTTGAAATGTTCCGCGAGCAAGCCCGGTTGGATCTTGGTCAAGAAGTTGGTCGCCATAAGACGCCAATGCAGAGTCATACTTGTCAAGCTCGCTCATAAGCTCGTCAGGTATTCTTGCTGCAAAGCCTAAGTCTTTACTCTGCTGCTCCGTTAGCTTGGTGTTCCCGCCAGCGCCGCCATATGTAACAGTGGTTCCGTCAGGGGCTGTGACTGAAAATGCTTTGTCCTCTGCCTTTAAAAACTTAGCAATCGCCTGATTTTTAATGTCTTCAGTAATAAGTCCAGCGTTAAAGTCTGCTTCTATTTTACCTACAGTTGAAAGGGGCTTTTGAGGGTCAGCCGTACCACTTTTAGCCAAATTCAACCCATTTGATGTTACTTCGTACAAGTTGCCATCAAACTCTCTGTAAGTTGGAGATTTGGGAACGTCTTTGCCTGATTTTGTAAGAACTAAATTATTGCCCTCAACGCGATACATGTCTCCATCAAACTCTTTAAATACCGTGTCTTTTGGCTTTGTAGAACCTTCCTTGGTCAACACTAATCCGTCTGGAGTAACTTCGTACAAGTTGCCATCAAACTCCTTGAAAGTTGGCTTCTTCGCTGCCGCTGTCGCCTCCCTTGCCGCTGCTGCATCAGCCCGGCTTTGGTTGGCGCTTCGGATTTGCGCTGCTACTGCTGCCGGGTTTTGGCTTGCTGCAATTAAAGCTTGCTCTTGCTTGGAAAAACCACCCTCTGCTACCAGCTTGTCAATCAAGCCTTTGCGTTTGCGGCGCTCTTCTATATCGGCCAACCCCTGATAAGTTCCCAAGCCAGACTGTACAGCCTGACCTATGTTCTGCCCCTCAAGCAAACCCACGCCAGTCGTGAGTAAACCCAAGCTTCCAGATAGCGGCATGTTGTTTAGCGTGTTGCCAAGATTGCTAAATAAGCCTTGCGTTGTTGCCATGAGGTTAATCCTTTATAATATACCCAGCAGGCCTAAGCCGCCGCCAATCGCTGCGCCAAGAGGGCCACCAACAGCACCAATTTGCGAACCTAAGGCCGCACCTGATAGCGCACCACCTAAGCCGCTTTGCAGTGCTGATGGGCCACCGCCTGACTGTGTAGTAGTCTGGCCAAATAAACCGCTTCCCATGCCAGAAGCGCTAAGCAATGCGTTGATCTGGTTCTGATCCAGCACATTCTGCTGAGCTTGCTGAGCCGCCAATGCGTCAAGCTGAGCTTGTGCAATGCCGCGCTCAAGACTACCAAGCTGTGCAGCCTGACTAATAAGCGCCTGATCGGCCCCAAGCAGACCCGGTGCCTGACCAATAGCGCCAAGCCTTGCTCTGGCGTCAGCCTCAGAAGCGGCTGCAAGCTGGTTTGCCAAAGTCGCATCAATCTGCCTACTTGCCTGCTCAGCCTGCAAAGCTCTTGCCGCATCACTGGTCTGCAAGTCGCCAAGTGCGCCCGCCGCTTGTAATTGCCTCGATAAATCAGCCTGATTTACGTCAACTAACGATTGCGCGGATGCTGTATCTCTAGCCAAATCTCTTGCGCTTGCATCAGCTAATAAGCCACCAAGCTGTACATCCCTTGCAATGCCTGCATTAGCTGCATCCACAAGCTGCCCCTGACCGCTAAGCTGTCTTGCCAAATCAGCCTGACCAACCTGCGCAGCAGTAGTTGCACCCGTCAATGCACGGCCAAGATCAGCCTGCTGCAATCCAGCAGCACTTGTTGCGCCCTGCAAGCCACGCGCTAAATCAGCCTGCTGAATGCCCGCTGCGCTTTGTGCAGCTTGTAATGCTCTGTTTATATCTGCTTGCTGGGCATTTACGCCAAGCTCTGCTGCTGCAAGTTGACGCCCAATATCTTGGCCAGATACAGAACCAAGCGCTTGCGCCGCTTGCAGTTGCCTTGCTTGGTCTTGCTGTAGGTTTTGAGAAAGGGCTGGCAACGCAGCATTTGTAATGCCTGCACCCAACGCACCAGCAAAGCTGTCAGAGCCAAGCCTGCCGCCAAGCGCGTATTGCGATGTGGCTTTGTTTACTGCGCCTTCTATAGAATTAGCTAATTGCTGTTGTAAAAACGGATTTGTGCTTTGCCCGGCTAAACCTGTGAGTAAGCCTGTGGCAGCGTTTTGCTGATTAGCTATATTTGCCGCGCCAGAAGTGTCTACTGTTTGATTACCCGCTGCTACAATATTGCTTGCATCCGTAGCGCGTTGCGCTGCGTTTAAAAGACCCTGCAAATCAGTTTGCGCCCCAGCAGCGCTAGTGATTGCAGAAGAATCAATGCCAGCGCCCGCTGCTTGCGTAAGGCCTGTTAGGTCTGCCCTTTGACCTAGCACATCTTGCAGAACATCCCTGCCTTCCGAGCGAAAGCCCAACGTACCTAACAATGCGCCCGTATCAGTAGTGGCTCCCGTAAGACCTTGCAGCAAAGATGGATCAACAGTACCAGCAGCAAGATTGGCTAGGTTTAGCTGGTTTTGCAAAGCTGTCGTGTCTACAGCGCCGCCCATCAAGCTGCCCAAGTTTTGCTGTGCTTCCGTAAGATAACTAGGTTGCGTTTCAAGCGCACCAGTGGCCGCACCTATTGCCGCCTGCTCGCCCGCGCTAAGCCCCGCTGTGCCTGTTAAACCTGCCTGTGGATCAAACCCACCAACAGCACCAAAGGCTGCACTAAATGGATTAAAATCAGTATAAGCCTGCGCTAAAGCCGCTTCAACGGCAGGGGGCAATGCCTGTACATTGGTGACTGTTTGACTACCGCCGCCTTTGCTCATGTTAAAGTTCCTTCTTATAGGTAATGTAGGCTTGGCCCCAGCCATGCGGTTCCAAGTACCGCGACCAAGCTCGCCGCCCGTATGCTTCCAAGTGAGAGCAACCGTTTCGTTTTGCGTGTTCTTCAACTGCCTCTTGAGCCAAGTGCAGCCATTCTTTCATGCGAGTACCGCCCAAAAAATCCATCGCCAAAGCTTTGGTCTGGGGGTAGGGAATTATTCTTGTCGTAACCGCTCCGACAAACTCACCAGTCTCGTCATCAACTGCGACCCAAATAACATAAGCACCAGCTAAAGCGCCCGTATATACATCACCAAGATCAAGCAGCTCAGGGTTAAGCCTGATAGCCTTATCCAGCAATGGGGAAACATGCGGCCAAACATTTGGCAGCAATGATGGGTGAATGACTGTGAATTTCATCCGATTACAATGTAGAGGAAGGTTCTGTCCGTCTGGGAGTTATTCGCATGGGTTAATGTAAAACCCTGCTTAGCTCTTGCAGATAGGTACATAGTGCCGCCGCCTTGCTCAGCAGCAGCATTGGCCGTTGTCGGTGTGAAAACAATCACACTATCAGGCCCAGCACGGTAGTCAGTAACAGCAGTAGAAGCTGCGCTTGCAGTTAGCGTTACACTACCTATTGCGTTAAACTTACCGTCAATCAGCAGGTTTACAGCTTGCGCCGTTTGCCTTGGATCAGCACCCGCTGCTGGCAGCTTAACATAGTTAAAGTCGGTCATCTTTTGCCCATGCCAACAGCATCAACATCAATGCCTAAAGCGTAACGCCAAGTGCCAGACACGTTGACGCGCACCCGGTGATACCTGCCGCTGCTACGCGCTGGGCAGTTGTTATCATCGTTAAGCGAAACCGCTGTGCTAAAGCTTGGGCTGTCGATTTGCCTTGAGCGCGACCCGACCTGAACCGTCATGGTGGGCGTTGTGCTGCGAGAGGTTACATATGGCGTAACACCCCGGATCAGCGATTGCCGCATAGTAGCAGGCTCAAACTCAGTCGTTTCAAGCACAGCATCAAGCGGCGCACCCGTAACCGTGTGTATCTTCTTATCCTTGCCAGCGCTGAGCTGGAAAAACCCACCAGCGTAAAACCTGCTGTCTAGCGATGTGGTCAAGCCATCCAAGCTACTGCTAAGCGTGTCTAGCGTTTCTACAGAGAAAGCAGGCGTTAAAGAGCTTGCCAAAACCTCATGCTCAAGATCAGCAACAGACCAACGCTGAACAGCATAGTTGTAAATCAAAACACGATCTGGGTTGCCTGCACCAGACAGCGAGGGATAGCCCCACATAACCACTTGGTTTTCTGGATCAATCGCACAGCTAATCCTGTCAACACTGCCAATCGCTAGGTCATCAAAGAAAAACCTGTCAACCTTTTCAGAGCCAATCGGTATGCTTCGCTGACCGTCAAACATAAAGAAGCCATCGTCAGCAAGATAAAACACCTGTGTCGGGCCAAGTGATGCAACACTATTAGGGTAGTTACACCCGTGGCCAGTCTCTACCTTTTCAAAGGTAAAGATTAACGGAGAACCAACGTATTGCATTCTAGCAATGGCTTTTTCCATAAGCACAACGCCAAACTCACCGCCAACCAAGCCCGTAATATCGCCAGCATCAGCAATGTCTTGAAAATCAGCTTGAGCCGAACCTAAAGTCCAACTTGCAGCATCATTGATTTGCGACCAGCGCACCCGGCTTCGATATGTATTACTGCTGTAGGTCACGTTTGCCGTAACCACAAAGTCACGCACAACAGCTAAGTGCCGGGCAGCAGGCGCACCGCTTATTGCAGAGAACGTGCTGTCAGTGCCAATCGTAAAGCCTTGCAACGTGTCTGCATCAGAGCCGCCAGCAATGACTTCATCGCCAAACCTAACAAAATCCCAATTCATATCGCTGGTCATTGTAAAACCAGAAGCAACGCTATCTAAACTAAAGTCAGAGTTGTCTAGCTTGTAAAGCTTGCCCTGATCCCCAGCAAAAGTAAGCACGGTGCCATCACTTGCCTTTGTCGCATAAATACCGCGCAGTCTGTCTGTGGCAGCAGCCGAAAGCTCAGTTAAACCAGCAAAAGGACGATAGCCACGCGCAGCAGGTATAACATTGGTTGCAATCGTAGCGCCGGGGTTTTGAAAATCCGACTGATCAGGTAGCCATTCGCCAAAAGGTATCATTGATTAAGCCAATTCTCTGAGCCAGCGCTTTGCTGGACAAATGCAATATTAGATGCGGCCAAGTCTGACCAAGTTTCACTGCCAGCCGACACATCTGACCAAGCCTCGCCGCCTACAGAAATGTCAGACCAAGCCTCACCACCAGCAGCAATATCGCCCCACGCCTCGCCCAGCTTTTCAGCAATCAAGCTTGTCGTAATCGCAATGCTTTCAGCGCCCGCCATCAGGACGGTAAACTCAGCACTAGCCTCAGCCGTAAGAGCAATGCTTTCAGCAGCGCTGGTGCTAAGCACAGCCTTCTGCTCAGCCGCCGTGGTCAACGCCAAGTCTACAGCAGCGCTTGCAAGTCTCACTCTTTCAGCAGCGCCAGTAGCTGTAATCGCAACGCTGGCAGAACCAGCCATAGACACAGTAAAACGAGCCGTTGCAGCGACAGATGCAGCGCCCGTAACACTAGCAGAAACGCTCTGTATTCGGGTTGCACTACTGCTTTGCGTAACGGCTAAGCTAGCCGCTGCGCTAATGGTTCTAACTTTTGTTGCAACAGAAGTTGCCGAAGCACTAACAGAAGCCGCACCTGTTGTTTCAAACAGGTTTAGGTTGTCTAGCTGCTCAAGCGTACCAAAGGCATCAAGCGCATCCATAGACCCCCAAGCATCGAGCTGCTCAAGGGTAGGGCCAAGTATCTCAGCCATGTTATGCTGCCGTTATATCCATGTCTCCCGCCGCCACGCGCAGAATATCGCCAGTAGCAATGGTCTTTGACGCAGAGAAAGCGCCGTGGATTAGCAAGTTGCCAGAAGATGACGCATCGTAAACGCCAAAATGACTAATGGTTCCCCAGCTACCAGTTGCAGCCGCAAACTCTACAGCAGCGCTGTTATCCGTTGTGCCACCAGAAGCAGCATCAAAGTTAATCGCCACGCGAGAATAGTTATTGCCGCTAAGCTCTGTGCCTGAGGCGTCATCGCCCAAGCTTCCCGTACTAAGCCCAAGATAGGCCTGCGATGGGAATGTATAAGCCGAAGTGCCTAACACATGATCAAGCACCTTGTTTTCTAAATAGTCGGACATTGCTGACATAGGTTAAGCTCCTGAGTAATCCGATTTCATTGCCAAAGGCCCACCGTAAAATGCTTTCTCGCTGTCCTTCTTTATTTCTTCCATCGCCCTTGTGAACAAAGCGTCATACTGCGTAGCCCTAGCCTCATCCATCAAGAACATATGAGCAGCAAAAAGTGACCCATAGAGGTAAGTATCAGGATGGCGGGTCAGCACAGTATTGGTGGTGTTGCTGTCAGATAAAGCCGAAACATCTTCCGAATAGATTATCTCAACAGTCATAACACTGTCTGGCACCGGGCGAAGCGCAAGCTCAGCGCCAACAACCGTGTAAATCTTGGGCCGACCACCGCCAGATGTAGCGTAGGTTTCGTAGTAATCCTTTGGAGATGCGTATTCCAGCACATCAATCGGATCAGTGTTTAGCTTTACCAAACGAATTTTACGCAAGTCTGTCGGCAGGCTGATAAACTCATCACTAGCAGAGGTAGACGCCTGCGCCCGCTTTTCCTGTGAACGCGTTTCAAGCTCACGGCTCATACGAGACTCAGCAAGCGTGATAAAGTCAGGGATTTGCGAGGTTAGGTCAGAACGCGCCAAAAAGTTGGCTATCGCTGTCTGTAGCTCTGCATAGGTTGAGATTGCCATTACACTGTGCCGCCAGTTGTTCTAAAGAAACGATTTTCGCGGTCATTCAGCCATCTGCGCCACTCAGTTGGGTTGTCCTTCGGCTGACCGAATTTTTTCACCAAGGAGTAATACAACGGCGCAGGTATATCCGCGACCTTTTGCTTATGCTTTTGGGTGTTGCCAATCAGTGAGCCATAACGCCAACTGTTAGCCTCTTCCTTAGCGGTGTTAAGAATGGGCGTAACGTCCATTTCAGTGCTGACATAGTTGCCATCAGTTTCGCCGTGGAAGTAAGTTTTCTTTCCCGTAAGAGGGTCGGAGTTTATTAGTTTTTTCATACTCGCCTCAAAGAAAAAGGGGCCGCCGAAGCAGCCCCTTGCAGGTTTAGTTAATGTTGTTTTGGCTTATGAGCCGTTCAGACCAATCACAGCCGCGTGAGCCTTTGGAGCCTTCACGATCAATGTCCACTCAGACACGATTGCGAACTTGGTTGCGTCACCAGTAGATGCAACGTCAGAAACGCTAAACATACGACCGGGCAGTGAGCCAAGACATACGTAATCGGTGTCGATCAAATACATTTCTGAGTTTGGACACTGACGATCAACAGTCACGCTCAACTCGCCAAAGTCTGACAAGTAAAGTGAAACTGAGCCAATGATTGACGCCTCTTTAGGCGCTGTCATTGTGATCTGGTTGGTTGCCACTGAGCCAGAAGACAGACCTGAGAAGTTCTGCTTGTTGGTTGGTGACATGAGCAACATGTTTGGCGAGCCGCCATCTGTATATGCAGCAAGCATAGCAGCGTCGATTTTCGCCAAGGTTAATGCAGCAGCCGTACCAGTAAGGTCAGCAGCGTCAGAACCGTCACCAGTTGCAGCAGCCATGTCAGATGGCTTATCAACATTGGTAATCCAAGTGATAAGCTTCGCAGCTTTACGAGGATCAGACGCAGAGCGAGCTTCGTTTTTAAACAAAGACTTCTCAATGTCACGACGTTGCTCAAGGCCTTTTAAGACCTTAACATATGCAGTCTCCTTATCGCGCCCGGCTTTATCCACCACATCAAGAGTGTTGGAAACAGAAGCAGCCTGCACACTAATCTGGTGGTAGTTACCAAGGCGTGTGGTTGGGCTTGGGTTTGCATAAGAATAATCAGCGCCTTCGTTGACATAGTTGGTGTCAACAGCAGCAGCCAATTCTTGCACTTGCCACTCGTGGAAAATACCTTTGGTAGTTTCCTTTTGCGAGTTGCTCACAAGGGGGGTTTCATCCGGGTCAATGCGATAAATCACATCGCTCAGGTCTTCTCTCTCGCCAATGGCGGTTGAGCTAGTATAAGTAGCCATAATGGCCTCCTAAAAAGTTAGCGGGTTAAGAGGTATTGAACAGCAGCATCCTTGCTGCCGGACTTCCTCAGGTTGTCAAAAGCTTTGCGCTTTCGCTCTGTTGCAGAGTCGCCCTTGGTTTTAGGTTGCCCACTTTTCACCATCTTAGGTGCCGTCTTTACCTTCTTTGCAGCGATAGGCCTTTGTGACTGCAAGTTGTCGTAAAGATAGGCTTTGCGCATAAGATCAACATAACGGCTATCAACAGCGTTGTTCAGCTCTTCGGTTGTCCAACCTTTTGTCTGAGCATAGCTGGCAATAGCTGCCTTTTCACGAGCCTCGACTTCTGAATCCTTCCACTCAGGGATTAGCTCCAAAAGCTTTTTTTGCTCTTCTGCCAGTTTTATCTGGCGCATACGCAACTGCTCGGCCTGCACAGCTTGCTGCTTGGCTTGAGCGTCACGCTCCTGATCTCGCTGCCTAACATATTCCAGCGGGTCGCTCTCATACAGCCCATCCCAATATGCCTGATCTTTAGGCTGGGTGCTTTGCTGTAATTGTTGAGCCATTAAGTTAAGGGCTTGCTCGTACTGCTGACGAGCCTGCTCAGTAGACGCTTTTTCAGCCTCAACAGCTTTACGCTGCTCAGCCGCATCTTGTAGTCTTTTCTGAGCCGTTTTTTCTAGCTGATAGCTCTTGATAAGTTCATCAATCGTAGCCTCACCTTCTTGGCCATCAACCTTGACAGCATAAGTGTCGATAGTCTCGACCTCTTCACTGTCTTCCTCAACCTCTTCGACTTCCATTTCGGCTTGGCTGTCATCAGCGGCCTCAACTTCTATCTCTTCGGCTTCGGGTGCCTCTACTTCATTCGCTTCGGCGGTTTGCTCTTGAACCTCGTCGCTTACCTCGGGAGGGGCTTGGGTGTTCAAAAGTAAGTTTACAGCATCATGCTGCGAAAGGCTGGATTCCTGTGGAGTACCAGACATATTAAATTCTCCAAATTGTTAAGGACTATTTTCGCAGCGCATCCATTTGCTGACTGGCCATCTTGCCCGTCTGCACAACACTCTCAAAGTGTAACTGGAAAGCTTCCAATGCTTTCAGCAAATGGAAACACTGCTCACGAAAAGCGGTGTCACTCGGGTCACTTCCTGACCAACCTTCGACATACGTTTTTCGTAATTCCTCAAAAGCCTCTATCACCAAAGGCTCACGCAATATCGCCGCAGCTCTCGCTCCGCGATGTTGCTCGTCTATAAGATCACTCATGCTCTTGGCAGGTTGTCCGAAACATTACCGCCAAACGCCAACTTCTGCTGGCGAAGCTGTAATTCAGCCTCAAGCTCAAATCTGCGCAACTCAAGCTCAGCCTGCATCTTCTCACGCTCAAGCGCCAGTTCAGCCTGCATCTTCTCACGCTTCAACGCTATCTCAGCCTCAAGCTTAGCCTGCTCTATACCTGCTGAATTATCCTGAGCCTGCTGCTGAGCGCCCTGCGCAATCTGAGCATCAATCTGATCACCAGAAGCAAAAAACTGATCGGTGTCCTTGAAGCCTGCCATTTCAGCAATGCGTTTGAGCGTATTCACATACTGGCTAGGCTTAACCACCGGGTTTTGCGGGCCAAGCTGTGAAATGATCTGCTCTTGCTTACCTGCAATCTGCGCAAGCATAGCCATCTTTTCATCTTCGCGGCCATTACCAAGGCCAACCTCAATGCTTAAATCAAAGCCATTCGCCCAAGCACGAGGATCAATGCTAACAAACTCACCACGAATACGCACAACACGCTCGCTATCCTGATGCTTTTGCAGCAAATGTAAAACACCTTTTGCCAAATCACGGCATCCCGTTTCAGCAAAAACCCTAGCAATCATTTCAATTTTAAGTTGCGCACCTTGGATAGTCGCATTGACAGCACTCGCAGTCGTGCTTTGTAGCGTACTCGGATCGAGGCCCATCGAAGCTTTAGAAAAACCCGTGCGCTGATCACGAATCTGATCCACATACTCCAGCATTGCAAACGCAGAGTTCCCGATTTGCGGGACAGCAAGAGGTTGCACCATTCCCGGCGCACGCATTCTAACAATGCCACCCGGACGCGACGAAAGTAAGTCATCAAGATTAACCTGCCCCTCAACTGCGCCAACCCTGCTGTTATTCGTCAGGTAAAGATTGTCTAACATCTGGCGCATAATGCTCGACTTAATAACCTGCAAATCCATCACCATTTCGGCAACGCTTCGCCCAACCATTCGGTGCGGCATTAAGATGGGCGACAGCAAAGCAAATGGCACATGGTCAAACGGCTCGTTCTCAAGCACCTCAACGCCATCACCCAAAGCCACCACACGGCGCAACTCAGGTATATTATCCCCATCATAATCCGCACGAATGTAAGCCTCAGTGACCAACACCTCGCGCATCGTGGGGTCTGCACTCTCAAAGTCATCGCCAGACTCAAGTTCTTCAAACCGCGCCTGACGCTCGGCTTCATCGTCTAAATCATCATAGCCCGCATATCGCAGCACAATGTCAGGGTCATAACCCTGCTCAATTAAATCGCCAGCGCGAACTTGCGTCCTGTGAGCTATAAACGAACAATCTTCGAGAGCAGTTGCGCGGCGAGAGAAGATCAATTCTTCTGGCGGTACGTTGTCAATCTTAACAGAGCCAGACTTTTTGGTGCGCTTTACCTCTACAGAAAAGCTGCGCTCCATAGGCATCTCGTTGCCCTCAGGGTCAACCATGCCCATCTCAGTGACTTCTTGCGAAACAATCTCTATCGCAGGGTCAGACACCAGCAAAGTAAGCTCATCTTCGGTAAGGCTTTCGTAGCTCTCGTTAACAGTAGTGTCAGTCTCAGCCCAATGAAACTTCACACAGCCCTGCTTAAACAGCAAAGCATCCTTAAACCAGTTATGTATTACCCGAAAGCCAGGGTTATCATGGTTAATCGCAAAATTCACCAAGTCAGTCGCCTGCTCAGCAGCCTGCACATCCTCAGGGCCACGCGGTAAAAAACGCGCAAACTCAGGCGAAGATGCAAACATCTTCATCAAGCTTGGCATGATGTATTCAATCGTATCGCTGACCTCAGTGGCCACCACCTGACTACGGTTCTCAACCTCATTGCCAAACGGATCACCAAGATAATAGCTTAATATATCACTACGCTCTTGGCTGAACTCTGAGTCATAATAATTGACAGCGCTCTGTATCTCATGCTGCAAAACACTGCGAAAGCGCATGTCATCCATATTAGCCATCTACTTACCTTTAGACTTCTTCTTGGGCTTCTTTTTGCCCTTGTGATAACCCGGCATTACGTTCTCCTTGATTTAGACTTCCAGCTAACGCGAGCTGGGCCTGTCTTCTTCTTGGCAGTCTTCTTCGCTGATGCTGACTTTGCTTTGCTCGCAGGGCGGCAAGCGGGATATGGGCGCGTCTTCTTGCCCTTGCCACTACGACCGCACTTCTTGCCCGTCTTTACATCCCGCCAATCCTCGGCAAACCACTTGGTCAATCCACCAGAATAAGACATTACGCATACTTCCCGCCGCGCTTCTTATACTCACGCACCAGCCAAGCATTCGCATATGCCGAAGGGTAAACCTTAAATTTCTTCTTAGCCTCGCTCTTAACGCGAGAATAAAGCTTGGGGTCTTTCGGCTTAGGCTCAGTCTTGCGCTTAACCATCAGAGCTATACTTCCCCGTAGCCGTGCCAGCTTTCTTGCGCTTGTAAGACTTCTTAGGCTTGGCTTTCGCCTTTACCTCAGGCTCAACCTCAGGCTTCTTGCCGGGGTTAGGGTTAGTGTATCGCTTTACATACATCATAGCTTAACAATCCCACGCTTTGCGCGACCAGTAATTAGCCGACAGTTTGCTTGATTTGCCCTTAATTCCACCAGAGCGAGCGCAATAGCTCTTCTTTCTGGCAGGGTTGTTCTTCTTGATAGACATGTCTTTGTCGCCAAAGTTGATCTTCTTGACCTCGTTGCCCTCAACAGCCAAAACCTCAAACTTCTTAGGGCCACCACGGCGAGGCGTGTTGATCCTGCTGAAGCCATGCCGCTTCTTAGCAGCAGATATCTTCTCAGCCCTACTCATAGCCATTAGGTTGGCTCTCCCCACTCAATGCATTTCATGTCAGCAATATGAGCATTCGGAAAACGCCGGGCGATGTAAGCAACGCCGTATTGCCGCAGGTCAAACTCGCAAGTCTCCCGGCTCGGCATAATAGGCCCACCCACAGCGTGACAGGCCTGCGAAGCGCATACCAAGATCACGGCTGTCCACATCACACTATCCAGCTATTATTCCCATAGTCTAACTCACCGCTATACCCGTAAGACGAAACTGAACCAGCAGCACGAACCGCCTGTGTGCCAAAGGTCAGCACAAAAGCATCAGCCAAGTCTGGCGAGCGTAAACCACGCTTCTTCATCTCGTCCTTACCCTCAGCCTTAAACTTGCCAGACGACAAAATCTTAAACCTCAGGCTACACAATTCTTGCAAAAGCTCCTCATGGTCAGGCATCTGGCAATCCCTAGCCTCAAACCACTCACGACACTTAAACCAAAGCTCGTCACGCAAGCGCTGATAACGATTGCCCAAAGCAGGACTTTCAGCAACATTCACACCACGAGCAGGCATCCCAAGCTCACGCAAACGATCAACAACACCAGCACCAACAC